ATAAAGTTATTGACATGGCGTTTATGAAAGATATCGCTTCTAATTCGTCACTGACTGGCGACATCGCGACACCTCATGGACATTATGAATCAGAAAATATGAAACTAACGGTTGTCCCAAATCGCAATATGATTATGGCTTCAATTGCTATCGGTTGGGCGGTTAATTTAAATTATGACGCGATTGCCCTCGGTGTCCACGCTGGTGATTTTGAGGTGTACCCGGATTGTAGGCCGCAGTTTATTCAAAAGTTAAGAGAAGTAGCACAGATATCTAATTTTAAACCAATAGATGTTCTCGCTCCTTTTCTGTTTATGACAAAACAAGAGATTGCAAAGCGAGGACTTGAATTACAGGTGCCATTTGAGACCACGCAAACTTGTTATGAAGGCACAGAAAAGCCTTGTATGCGTTGCGGTGCGTGTTCCGAAAGAATTGGAAGTTTTGCTAATCTTGGAAAGAAGGACCCACTTTACACTGATGAAGAATGGAGAGTTGCTATCGAAATTGCCAAAAGTAATGGAATCAAAATAAATGCCTAGAGGTATCCTTACAAAAGAACAGCGCGAAAGACAATTGCAAGCCATGAGAACTCCTGAGTATAGAGCAAAGATTTCTGCTAGAAGCAAAGGACACATAGTTACTGCTGAACAGAGAAAAAGAATTGGTGATGCTAATAGAGGTAAGAATCACGGATTATGGAAAGGAGACAAGGTTGGGTATGAAGGTTTGCATGAGTGGGTTCGAAATAATTATCCACCTCCTGATAAATGTGAAGACTGTGATAAGATTGGAGAAGTTGATGCTTGTAATATTTCAGGAAAATATTTAAGAGTACGAAATGATTGGAAGTACAGATGTAGAAAATGTCACATGTTATCAGACGGTAGATTAGAAAACTTTGAGTTGAGAAAGTTTAAGAATGGTAAATATGTAAATGAGCTACTCTAATGGTTAATCTTTTTAAAATCTTAACTTTAAAGGATTGGTTACATTCGCGAGGCGGGCGAACAATTGAGGAAGATTTGCACGAGGACGAGAATGGTAAGTTTGTTTGGATGGGTAATGGTGCCTGGGAGTATGTAAAAGTTTATTTACCAAGTAAGTATAAATAATATGTCAAACACAAAAAATCTAAAGAAGCTCGGAAGTAAGACTACTGAATATTTAACAGATAAGCCACGACCTGAATTACTCGAAACTTTTCCGACTAATGAATCCGTTAAAGGTCGTTGGGTTCTTGTTCCGTTTGTTCAGGACCGTGATGAGTTTACATCACTTTGCCCCAAGACTGGACAGCCTGACCATGCTCGTATGGAAATAATTTATTTTCCAAAAGACAAAATGGTTGAAAGTAAATCATTAAAACTTTATTTGTTCTCGTTTCGTAACACAGGTGAGTTTCACGAAGACGTCTGTGCGCGTATCGCGAATGACCTCTTTACCCTTCTAAATCCTTTATATTTGAGAGTCTATGGAAACTTTGCCCCTCGCGGTGGACTAGCTATTAGACCAATAGTCGAACGTTGGAGTGTTAACGATGACGTTGAAGGAATTATGGTTCGTGAAATTGTTAATTCGTGGGACACAAAGAAATGAGACTGATATTTGCTGTCAGTCCGGCAAAGCAACACCTTGCTCTTTTACGGAAGTGTGAAGTTGAGCATATTCTCATCTCATATGCCTTTGTAAAAAATGTTCCGCAGGTTTTAAATGTCCTTGACGGTTATCGCCCGAAATCGTTCACGCTGGACTCCGGTGCCTTCTCAGTATGGGCGAATGGAAAATCAATTGACATCGAGGCGTATACGCGGTTTGCGAAGGATTTACGTTCGTCTCTAAGTTCGGATATTGAGGTTAATGTCGTGAACCTCGATGTCCTGCCAGGAAAGTTTGGCGAGACGCCTACAGATGAGCAGCGAGAAGAGTCAGCACAAAAAGGTTGGGATAATATGCTTAAACTCGAAAATGAAGGATTAAAAGTAATTCACGTCTATCATCAGCATGAGAATCTGTCCTGGCTTGAGAAAATGAGACAGCACTCGGACTATATTGGTATCTCACCCGCTAATGATGTATCTATGAAACAGAAATTATTTTTCATGGATTCGTGTTATGGCAAATTGAGAGACTCGATTAAGACACACGGTTTTGCGGTAACCTCGCCTGACCAGTTGTACAGATATCCACTTTACTCAGCCGATAGCTCATCATGGGTCGCCCCAGCTCGTTTTGGAAGGATTCCAATCTTTCGCGATGACTTGTCTATCACCTCAGTTGAGTATAAAGACAAAAAACAAGTTCTAAAAAATTGGGATTATTTAAAACACATTGGCATGGACAAACTAGGTTCGGATTCCTGGCATGACCGAACCGAATTATCAATTCGGTCATTCCAACAGTTACAAAAAGTTGCCACACGGCTGTGGGAGAAGCGAGGAATTACTTGGAACTAGGCTGTGGATAACTCACCTTGTGTTATTATCCTTAATATCATATAATTGTGATATTACAAGGTTAATTAAAAAAAGTATGAGTTTAAAAAAGATACAAGAAAAAAGTTTATTACAAACCATTTTAAATTATGAGTCGGATACTTTCTCAGCCGAAGGTTCGCAAATTACGGAAGAGGAAGCTCATCAAGTAGCACTCTTGCTTATTAATTGGTTAATTGAGAATAGACTTGACGGTGACTTGATTGACAGTTTACTTTACGAAGTTCGTAATAAATAAATCATATGACTAAAAAAGATTATATTTTGTTAGCTCAAATCGTTAACGACTTCTATCATACGAGCGTCGTTGATGGTGAACAAATTAACAAAGGTTATGTTGAGAATCTTGTCGATTTATTGACTTACAAACTTCATTCAAATTACAAAAACTTTGACTCGGAAAAGTTTTATAAGGCTTGCTTAAAATAATATGAAAAACACGCAAGGTAAAATGGTCAAAAGAGAAAATGCTTATGAAGTTTGGCAATCGCTCGATGGTTCGTGGACTTGGTATGTTCTTAAAAAGTGGCAAGCGGACGATAATAAAGCTTATGCACGTTGGTTTTGTGATGTTGTTACACCGATGATGCCAGAAGGCGAAATGGGTGATGTTTATGTCCAGGAGATTAAAAGCGTGGCTAAAAGAATAAAATAATATGAAAAACGAACTCGAACAAAAGCGTGAAAAGGCTTTCAATGATATGTTAAAATCCTGTCCGTCACTCGATGATTCTCTTCTTGAGACTGCTCGTTTAATATTTCATATTGGATTTAACGAAGGTATGGCTTGTGCAATTGCTGAATTAAAACCTTTCGTCGATAAACTAAACGTCAATGGATAAACAATCACAACAAGACTTCGTTGTGTCTATGTTAAACACAACACGTGAGATTTCTCGAAACTATTGTCTTAAACACTTTATTTCTCGACTCGGTGCTATAATTTATAGCCTCAAGAAGGAAGGTTATGAGTTTACGACAGTTACACGAAAAAATCTCAAGCCCGACGGAACGACCGGTAAGGATTTTATTTATAAAGTCAAAAGGTTTCCGGGTGAAAAATTACCAGACGATACTTTACCGCTATTTTAATGCAAAACAATTTTACGACTGTTAAGAAAACTGTGCCGATTATGTCCGTTGTGAAAAATCCGTGGAACCCCAATATCCAAAGTAAACAAATGGTTGAGAAAGGAATTCAGTCTGTTCGCGAATTCGGAATGCTTGGTTCAATTTTAGTTCGTGAGGTAGCGGGTTGTTATGAAATACTTGACGGCGAACACCGTCTCGGTTATGCTAAAGAACTTGGTTATACTGAAATCCCAGTTGAGTCACTTGGTGAGATTGATGACAATCGCGCTAAAGTGCTAACCGTGCTTTTAAACAACTTACGCGGTAAAGACGACATTGAGAAAAGAGCCGCTATCTACGAATCATTGTCGGCTGGTCAATTACAGCTATTGCCATTTACCGAAGAAGAGATTCAGAATGAGAAAAACTTAATGAAGTTCGACTTCTCGCAATATGATACAACCGAGCCTGAGATTCCCGAAGGTACTTTGGTGCGGATTTTGTCTTTTAAGTTTACTGATAAGGAATGGGATGTCGTTTCGGAAGCTGTTAAAACTGCCAAGGTCGATGGCAAAACAGAGAAGCAATGGTTTATGGAAATGCTTCAAGGGTATTTGAGAGGGAAAGGAGTATTATCAGGATTTTTAGAATTATAACATGACTGTATCTACATCACCTGTGACCTGGCTTGTCGTCGCTACTTGGGCTGTTACCATCGGTAATGCCATTATTCCAGTTGTGCCGCCAGTCTGGGCAGCCATACTCGGTTCAATTGTGACCTTACTAACTGTCTTTACGCACAATAAACAAATTATTGCTGGTAAAGTTGGAAGGATTCGTTAAAACAATGTAAGTTATTCACACTTTTTACTTGGCTTGGAATACAAGGTGACTTATAATGTCTATATGATATCGTTTCTCATTATTTTTTCGGTCATTGGATGGTTGTGGGCCTTATACTTGTATTTCAAACCAAATAAGAAATTAAAGAAAAAGATTATTAATAAAATCGTTCGTCAAAAGGCGACAATTGTTGACTTAGACGATATCATTAATTTAGATGCGTAAACAACTAAGAAAAAAAGGTGTGCAGGGCAAAAGGGTTCGGATTGAGCCTGAGAATAGTCAAGCGTCTCTTTTAACAATTGACGGATTAATCCAAAGAGGTAAAGTTGTCGGAGCGGGGACAGAATCCAAGTTCAAGGTCGGCGACAATATTATCGTTTCAGATTGGCTTGTCGAACGTATCAAAATTAATGACGACGTGTATTTTTATGTTCCCGATGAGGCTGTACTCGATGTGCTATGAAGAATTCGTTATGTCAAGCCAATTTATTTCACGATTATCAAATAACCAAATCATTTGAGTCAGGTGTTGTTGAGATGTGTAGCCGCTGTAAACATCGTGTCTACTTTCCAAACACAGTACCTAATCATATCTATCTGAGTTTTCATCTGAGAAGTATGTTACAACCAAGTGACCCAAGATATAAACGCGAATATGCCCCCAACACCACCAGTTCAAACTAGAGAGCGATTTATTGAAGAACTTTTTGCTTTACAAAAGAAGGACAATTTTTCTAATGGCAAGGAAGCGCAAAAGAAACTCATTACAGGTATCAATAAAGTAGTTGACGCGATTAAGTCAAGTTATGGGCCGTCGGGTTCTAATGTTATTGTTGAGGATGTTTTAATTCCTTATCATAGAATAACTAATGACGGTAAGACAATAGCGGAAGCTATTAAACTAGCCGACCCGATTGAGAATATTGGAGCAAATATTTGTAAAGAAGTCGCTAATAAGTCAGACAAGGAATCGGGCGATGGGCGTAAGACGTCAATGATATTACTCCAAGCAATCCTTAAGGAAGGGGCGAAGTGTAATGATGCGCCGATGATTACTAAGAGGGCGCTTGACGATGCTTTAAGTCAAGTACTCGAAAATATTGACTTTCTAACCGCTCCCGCAACCATACAAGACATTGGAAAGATTGCAACTGTGGCATCCGAGAGCGAAACGCTTGGCTTACTATTCCAGGAAATGTATGAAAAGATTGGTGAAGACGGTATCATTGAACTCGACAACTCAGGACTATCTGACACCTTCTATGAATTAAAGGAAGGTGTTCGGTTACTTAATTGTGGTTATATGTATCCTTACATGGCAAATGAGGATAAAGGTCGCAAAGCTGTCTTTAATGCTCCTTATGTTCTAATTACCAAGCAAAAGATTGCTAATTTGTCTGAACTTGACGCTATACTCAAAAAGGTTTATGATAAAGGCAAAAGTGAACTTGTGATTTTCTGTGATGAGATTGATGTCGCTGTCTCACAAGCTCTTGCGTTCCTACATCAAGGTATATCGCCCGATGGTCAGTCAAAGACACAGTTCAAGGTTCTAGTTATAAAGGCTCCTGTCTTATGGAAGGATTGGCTCTTTGAGGACTTTGCTAAAATTACTAAGGCAAGTATTATAGACCCAACACAAGGTCGAACTCTTAAGAACTTCCAGATATCATGGCTTGGTTATGCGGATAAGATTATTGCTTCAAAGACAGAATCTGTAGTCATACACTCACCTGACTTAAATAATGAAATCGCAGCTTATATTGAGAAACTAAAAGAAGAGAATACCGATGACTCGAAATTAAGAGTGTCTCGTTTGTCGACCAAGACAGCGATACTTAAACTAGGCGCTCCTTCAGAATCCGAATTGTCATATCTTAAAGGTAAAGCACTTGACGCACGTAACTCAACTCATCTAGCTTTTAAAGGTGGAATTGTTATGGGCGGTGGTGTAACTTTAAATAAGATTGCCGACATGCTACATATTAAATCTAGTGGTGACCAAATATTGTCAAAAGCCTTAAAAGCTCCATTCAATCAAATTACGCAGAATCTAGATTTAAAAGCAGAAGTCGTTGAGGATAATATTATGAGCCATTTTGTTTATGACTCAGCAATTGTAGTAAAAAATGCGCTCATCAATGCTTTATCTGTAGCCTCAACAATCCTAACAACCGAAATTGTTATAACAAAATGAAAATCCTAAGCATGTGTAACTGTTGTGACCGAAGACGATTCATTACGCGTAAACGCACGTATAAGTTAAAAAATGTTTCCACTCCAGTCACCTCAAAGTCATTCTTATGTGGTCAATGTTTTAGAGGTATAAAGAAAATGCTCACTAATCAATAACATGACATTAATACTTTTACTCTCACTAGTCGGACTTAGTTATGTTGCCTTAATGGTTAATTCGCTATTACTTGATGCTAGAGAGAAAATGGACTTAGAAGGTTTGCCCCTCGCCTATAGACCATGGTATATTGTCTTTCGAGAGTATATTAACCTTACAAGTATAATCATTATCATAATCACTTTTATAGCATTATTATTTACAATATAACTATTATGTCTAAATGTAATCACGAAAAAGTCTGTGTCGAATGTGTCAAAGCCGAAATTGTCACGCTTAAAGAGCGAATTAAGGAATTAGAATCTAAATTGCCGCAAACAATTTATATTAATGTGCCTTATAGTCCATTCCAGCCTATATACACTCCGTCATGTACACAACCAATTTACTGTACTGGAACAAACGTAACGTATACAAGCTGTTAATCTTAGAAACTAATATGGATAGTGATAAGCAGTTACAAAACAAAGAAGATAGACCATGGTTATGGAAAAAGGGTCAAACAGGTAATCCAAAAGGAAGACCAAAGGGTAAAACTATGAAGGATTATGCTCGTGAGTACTTAGCCTGTATGACTGATGACGAAAGAGAAAACTTTATGGACGGCTTACCTAAAGAGTTAATATGGAAAATGTCTGAAGGTAATCCGGAAACCAAAGGTGAGTTAACTGTGACACCTCAAGTAACCTTTACTGAAGAAGAGTTATTAATCGCAAAAGAAGCACTTGTCAAACGACTTAGCAATCCAACTACTGACTCAAGCAGCGGAATTACTCCCAACGTCTGATTGGTGTCTGTTTCATAAGATAAAGAATGAGTCGGGTTTACCGATTGAGTTTCACGACCATTACTTCCTTAAAGCTTTCTATGATGACATGGCGCCTTTACAGGTTGTACTTAAAGCGCCACAAATAGGTGCCACGGTGGCTGAACTGATTAAAACGATGCGATGTGCTAAGACTGAGAAATGGGATATTATTTATACCTTACCAACTCAAGGTGACGTTAATGACATGGCAGGCGGTAAGATTAACCGTATAGTAGCTCAAAATCCGATTTTACTTGATTGGGTAAAAGACCACGATACAGTTGAGCAAAAAGCGGTTGGTGATAATATTATCTACTATCGCGGTACCTGGACAACTAAACAAGCAATGATGGTATCGTCTGACCTAAATGTTCACGATGAGGTTGACGCGTCAAATCTTGAGGTTATAACGCAGTATGAGACACGACTACAAGCTAAAGCAGATGGACGTCGTTGGTATTTTAGCCACCCGTTACTCGCCGGTAAAGGCGTGGACGTCTATTGGCAACAAAGCGATAAGAAAGAATGGTTTATTATTTGTCCACACTGTAAACAAGAACAACAACTACAATGGCCCGACAATATCGATTTAAAGACAAGGACATATATTTGCAGTTTGTGTAAAGAGGATTTAGATACTCAGTCACGACGATTTGGTCAATGGAAGCCGACGTCACAAGGCATATTCTCAGGCTATCACATATCACAACTGATGTGCCCATGGATTACAGCCGAAAAGATTTGCATTGACTTTGAGACTAAAGACAAGCAATACTTTTTTAATTATGTTTTAGGACTGCCATACGCAGGTAGTGATGACAAGATTGACGCTCAGACTGTTCTAAAGAATTGTGTTGACGAAACTAATGACCAAGATGAGCCCATTATAATTGGCGTTGACACAGGCTTACCTATTCACTACTGTATCGGAAATGCTCAAGGCATCTTTCATTATGGTTCGTGTAAAGAGCCGTCAGCTGGTTATGACCCTTATGACACCATTGAATCATTCCTCAAACGTTGGAAACGTTCTATAGTAATTTCCGACCAAGGTGGTGACTTAATTGGTATACGTAAGTTACAAGCTAAATATCCAGGGCGAGTATATTTATGCTATTACCGTAAAGACCGTGACTCAAAAGAGATGATACGTTGGGGACAGGGCGATGACTATGGTATCGTCTCAGTCGACCGTAACCGTATGATACAGATGATGGTTGAGCAATTAAAGGAAATTGGGCGTATAAGATTTAATGGCACAAAAGAGGAATGGGTCGAATTTGCTTCACATTTTAATAATATCTATCGCGAATTCGCTGTCTCAAAGGATAATATTGGTAAAGATGACCCGACACTCTATCGTAATCAGTTCATTTGGAAACGTAATGGTCCCGACCATTTTGTTCACGCTATGTTATACATGCTTGTCGGTTTAGACCGTTATGCTAAACAAAAGGCCAGTGTAGTCACGCCTAATATGTTTGAGGAGATTCCTAAGGGTCGTATTTATCAACCTGATGACTTTGCTATATGACACAACCAACTAATATACCAATCTTTTTAACTGAGATTGAGGCTAAGGAGTTTATTAAGTTTCAGAAACATCGCGCCTTAATTGGTTTACTCGAGTCAATGAACGTCTTTGGTATGACAGATTCGTCGGTGACACTACATTTTGACCACTATGGGCAGATAAAGACTGTTGAGAAACATGAATATATTCGGCTGTAATAAATTATCTCGTAGTTATCCACACTTTATGGTTGAGACGATTGTGGTGAGTAGTTTTATAACTTATAATAATACAACAAGACCTCTGGCGAGGGCGAGAATTAAGACAACTTTATATAAGTTCCTAATCGCACGAACGACGGATAATTCCTTTACTGGGTTATTCGTTATTTTTTTATGGCTACATCACTAGCATTCAATACAACACCCCAACATAAAGCGCTGTTCAATAAGATTAAGACTGGACCGAGTAAGACAATCTGTATGGATTGTCGTAAGAACGCTTATCGTAGAAATCCAAAGTCAGTACCATTACATCCTAATTGTAAGTGTCGTAAAATAACATCATAAATATATGGCAGACCCCGTTGAATTAAACATTTTAGGCGTTCAGCAATTAGTTGGCTCTAAGGTCAACAAGACTTCAGACGGTGCTGTCGGTCAAAATGAAGGCGTTATGGGTGAGACTTTTGACGAGTTAGCGCTCGACTTGTCGGATGACGAGTTACTACATCTCGCCAAAAAGTGGACCGCAGACTACGCGGGCTATGAAGCGTCACTCAAAAAGAGACAAGAAGCTAATAAGACATTTTACTTAGGTCGTCAGAAGGAAGGTAGTGCCTATGCTACAACAGATGGGCAGCCGATTTCGTCGAACCTACTCTTTGAGGCAGAGGAAACATTTCTACCAGCAGCGATGGCGAAAAACCCAGAGCCTGTAGTCTTTTCGGATAACTCACAAGAAGGCGATAAGATATCAAGTGACATTAAGACAATGTTACAATATCATGCCGATGTTCTTGTCTTAAGACGTAAAGTCACCTTAGCTGTTCGTCATTGGTCAGTATACTTTCTCGGAATAATGAAACATGGCTGGGACGATAAGATACAAGAAATTACTTCTGAAGTTCGTAATCCACGTAACTTTATTTTAGACCGTAATGGTTTTGTCGATGAGTACGCGGATTATGAAGGATATTTAGGTGAACGGATTACCGTAACCGCACAAGAACTAGTTGACCTCTTTCCGAAACATCAATCCTATATTACAATTATGGTAGATGGTAAGATGGGAACTTCCGTCACTTACACGGAATGGTGGACTGACGAGTATTGTTTCTACACCTTTAAAGATAAAGTCCTTGATAAGAATAAGAATCCGCATTTTAATTATGCTAAAAAGGTCAAAAATGAGTTAACAGGCGAGGAAAGTGAGGAACCTGGTCGGAACCACTTCGGTATTCCGAAAAAGCCTTATACGTTCTTGTCCGTGTTCTCATTCCAAGAACAACCACATGACGTAACGACACTTATCGAGCAAAACATTCCTAACCAGAGACGTATCTCACGCCGCACTGAACAGATAGACTTTAATCTGTCGCGTCAAAACAACTCAACAGCGTTTTCGGAAGATAACTTTACACAAGAGGAGGCTAAGCAAGCGTCAACCGCGATGGCGAAAGGACATCCGATTTTGGTTCCGCCTGGTCGGTCAATTGACGAAGCGATTAAGAAAATTGACATGTCGCCAGTCGCCGCTGGTTTCTTTACAGCCCTTGAACAAGATAAAGCCGACCTAAGGTCCATCTTTGGCACCGAAGGTATTTCGTCCACGCCGCCTGTTCCAAATGACTTAGCCACTACACGGGTACTAAACCATCAACAGGATAATTCACGTATCGGCGGTGGTATCGGTGACGCGGTCGAGCAGTTCGTTAAAAATATCTTTAACTGGTGGACGCAATTGTACTATGTCTATTATGATGAGCCACACTACGCGGCGATTATGGGACAAATGAAAGCAGTCGAGTATATCCAGTTAAAGACCCAAGACATTAATCGGCGTATAGTTGTCTCAGTGTCACCTGACTCAATGAAGAAACATGACGAGGTGACTGAGATGAATCAAGCCATGCAGTTATTCCAAGCGGGTGCGATTGACCCTAAAACATTACTGACTCGAGTAAACTTCCCCGATCCACAGAATACGGCTGAGCAATCAGTCCTATGGATGCTCGATAAACAAACGTACTTACAATTAAACTTCCCCGAGATTGCTCAGAAGATAATGGCAAACCAGCAAGCTCAAATGGCACAGCAACAGCAGTTAGCTCAAGGTCAAGCGCAGCAACAGGCACAAGGCGTCGAGCAACAACAGGCTTTACAAGGCATGCAGGGCGAACAGCAGTTGCTACAAAAGGAACAGGCACATCAACAAACATTACGACATAAGGAAGAGGACCATAAAACAAAGGTCGAGTTAGCAAAGGCACAAGCGCAATTAAAAACTAAAACCAAAGAACATGGCAAAAAAGACTAAAGACTTAGAAATTGAAACGGTGACGGAGACTAGTTTAGTTTGTAAGAGTTGTAACGGTACGGGTCGAGCAACATTAACAACAGAAGCTTATAAAGTTTGTGAAACCTGTCAGGGTACAGGACTAAATTAATATGAGAGAAAAATTCACTATTACAAAAGCAGACCAAGACTATATGGATTCGATTGGTAAGTCGCCAAAAGCAGTTGCTTTAAAGCGAAAGGCTCGTCGTCAACACACAGTCAGTCACGTTAAAGGTCGGTCACATATTTCAGGTAAAACCTATTCACATGAGTAAAGCTAAACAATCTGCTCTTGTCGCTGCGATGGACAAACGTATCGCGACCATGACAAAGAAACTGCCCAATAAGAAATATTTGCCCGGGACACATAAACAAACTAAAGGTCGAGAACATTTAATTAAAAAACTAGGAGAATAACATGTCACACCCCAATCCATCACACGATAGAGATAACGAACGAACCGACGACTCAAAGTTCGCACCGAAGAAAGTTCTGAGAAAGATGTCGCCGATTGTTCACAGCCGCCCTGAGTATAAAGAAGCTCGTAAAGCCTTCCAAGGTATAAACGCAACGACTAAAGGTTCAATCGCTAAGAGTAAGAAACGACATGCTAAGCATCAGGCATTAAAAGCTAAGATGAAATAAAATGGATTTATTTCGCGACATTGAAAAAGGTAAGTTTGGTAAGAGTAAGAAACTCAAGAAAGAGGCGAAGCATGAGTTAAAAGAGTTCGGTGGTAAGGCAAAGGCTGAGGCTATACAGAGAAAAATTAGATGTCAGGAGTGTAAAAAGCGAGAGTGTATTTGTTAATTATTCACGGTTGTAAAGCTCCGTACAAAATGACAAGAAAATGTTATCAGTGTCAAAAAGTTAAGGAGTTAGAACAGTTCTTTAGAGATAAAAACAAGAAATATGGCAGAGCTAATATTTGTAAGAGCTGTTCAATAAAAGAGACAACTCAGTACATTAAAAATCATCCAGATAAAGCGGAGAAATATAAGAAAATGAGTTATAATTCTTATAATTATGTGAAAGAGATAAAAAAGAATTATGGAATATCCGAGGAAGAATATAGTTCTTTACTTAAATCACAAGATAATAGATGTGCTATATGTGGAAATTACGAAACGTTATCTAGAAGAAAAAGATTATGTGTTGACCATAATCATTCAACTAAACAGATAAGAGGTTTATTATGTTATCGATGTAATATGGGAATAGGATATATGAAAGATGATGTGCAGATACTTCAAAATGCAATAGGATACTTAAAAAAGTTTTTATAAAAGATGCGGTTCTGTAAGGTTATCCGCCTAAAATAGCCTGAATATAAACTAATGGCTGAAATATGCCCGAAACATCATGAAAAATGAACCACAGTCCGAGGTAGATAAGTTCTTTGAAACATTACCAGGTGAAGATAAGAAAGAAGCAGATGTCTTTGACGAGAAAAAAGAGGCTCCGAAACCTGACGTACCTGAAAAGGAAACCGAAGATGACGAACCTCATAAGAATCGTCGTCAGCGTAGACTCGAAGAAAAGTTACAGAGAGAAAGAGAATCTAACATCATTCTCGCTGAACGACTCCGAGCTAAGACTGAACAGGAAGAAGCTATCAGAGCTAATCCGGACATTGACGCTCGTTTAATTAAAATCTTTGGTACAACAGACGAAGGAAAAGAACTTTCAAAGCACTTCGCAGATTTACTATCTGAGACCAAAGAGAAGGCTCGTGAGGAAGCACTCCAAGAGATTTCCAAACTTGAAGAAAGTGAGAAACTCGAAGTTGCTAAGAATGAGGATTATATAGATAATCAACTCGAAGCACTTGAGGACGCTTATAATGTCGACTTAACGTCAGACACACCGGCTGCCTCAAAACGTCGTCAGGAATTGTTAACACTCGTTGAAAAGATGTCGCCCAAAGATGAAGACGGGACCATCACAGATTATGCAGACTTTAACGCTGTATATGAAGTCTACGAGGAAAAGAATACAGAAAAGATAGACAATAGCCGTAATAAGGAAATCGCATCTCGTTCGATGCAGAGGTCAGGTTCGGGTAAAACACCTGAAAGAGTTGTAACACCTGGCTTCGATGGTTGGAAAAAAGATTACAACATTGATTAATAATTTATAAGTAACATTACAAGAAAATATGAATCCGAACGTAAACGTACAGACAACGACAAACCAGTATCTCGCCCCAGCTTGGGTTGACCAAGTATTGCGTGATAACTACTTCTTTGGTCACATTCTCAAGAAAACCAAGAAGTGGAATGGCTCACAAATGTTGTTCCCGATAAAATATCAGAAAGGTATCGCGTCAGTAGCCTTCAATGGTTTTGACCTTCTGCCTATTACACAGCAACCAGTTTCAGTCAATATGACTTTCTACCCGACATTTGTCGCTACGAACGTCGCCTTGGCAGGTTCTGACTTGTCCGTCAATAAGACACAGATGCAGACACTCAACCTCATGACAGTCATGATGGAGTCACGTGCGCAGGACATGGCAGACGATATTGGTAACTTCTTCCAGCAAGACGGTTCAGCTTATGGAGGCAAGGCTCCGGCTGGTCTTCTTAACATTGTCGACAATGGTACAGTAGCTGCCTCATACGGAGGTCTGTCACGTGCTACCTATTCCGGTCTCAATGCTACAGTCACAGCGTCTGGTGGAACAATTTCACTTCTCAAAGTTCGTCAGCTCTGGAATAACATTTCAGACGGACCAGTACGCCCGAACACAATCTTCACCGATTACACGACTTGGGCTTACTTCGAGCAGCTCTTGACTCCTTTCCAGAGAAATAATCTTTCCTTGGGTAAGGGTACAGGACCGACAGGTGCTACAGCATCAGGTTATGCTGATTTGCACTGGGACGGTATGGAAATCTATCGCGACAAAAAGGTTACTACAGGTTACTTCTACATGCTAAACACCGATTACTTGCACTTCTACGGTCTCAATTGGTGGGAAGGAACAAAGGTCAGTCCGTCAGGAAAGGATATCGAGGGTAACGTCTACGCTAATGGCGGCGACTACGCTCCTGGTAATGCCTTTACATGGACTGGTTGGATTCGTGCTTATAACATGGGCGCTATCAATGGCTTCATGATTATGGGCGGACAGCTCGTCTGTACAGACCCGTTCCGCAACGGTGTTCTTACAGGTATCGCTGGTGTATAGTCATAATGGTCACTTTATCAACTAATTTTGTACCGTTAAAGGAATACAGCGAAAGCTAAAAATCCCACGGCACCTAAAACAAAATGTCTGTAGGTCATCAATCTCCTCAATCAAGCCTTCCTCCGTTCGCCCTCAAAGTAATCAATACGACTACTTGGGGTGGAACAGCAAACACTTGCACTATAACAGACGAGTACATTCATCCGAATTCAGTCGTTATGGCGTTTGTCACAGGAACCACACCGGCAGCAGGTCGTTGGTCATATACTGTAACACAAGGTTCAGTAGCCATCACCTCAACTGACGCAGAGTCGTCGACATTACCAGTCTCATACATTGTACTCTAATGAATAAAACAAAAGCATCCATCATTGGCGTTATTGTTCTTATCGTCGGAGCCATTGTAGGATTTCTGTCAAATACCGAGGCTCCTATCACAGGTTCAGCAGTCGGCACAACGTTTAACTCAGCCAAAGTGGCTCAGATAAACTTTAGTCCGGCAACAGGGTCAGCCACAACGACATCTATTCTCAATACGGACGATAGTAATCGTTGGGTTAAAAGGTCATTCGCATTCTGTACGGGCGTTGGAACATCATATACAGCCTATACAGGTGCAGGTCTAGCCGCTTTAACGTTTAAAGTAGCAACGACATCAACAGCCGCTCCAGCATTAGTAACTAATACGAATTATGCTAGTGACATGACTATAGCAACGTCATCGACATTCTCAGCAGTTTCGTCATCAACGATTAATGCTTCAGCTGTGGCGAATGTTTGGGCGTCAGGTTCTTATCTGACTTTCATCGCAAATGCTACTAATACAGCAGCGTGTACAGTCGGAGTCGAGTATGCAGGTTCTTAGTAATTAATAGTAACTAAATGGCTAAAAAAGGACAAATCCCATGGAATAAAGGAAAGAAATTGCCTTATCTAATAGGTAATACTTATGGCAAAGCGAATAAAGGTCAGATTAGAACATCTGAAATGAGAAAGAAATATTCTTTGTCAAAAATGGGAGATAAAAATCCTCAAAAGAAACCAGAAGTTAAAGAAAAGAATCGCATAGGTCATCTTGGTAAAGTATGCTCTTTAGAAACCAGAAAAAAGATGAGTCAGAGTCATCCAAAAGGAGAAAAGAGTCCTAATTGGATACAAGACAGAACAAAATTAAAAGTGAATGAGTTAGATAAACTCAATTCGCAGTATAAGGTTTGGATGTTATCTGTTAAGAACAGAGATAACTGGAAATGTAAAATGAGCAGTAGTAATTGTAACGGACAATTGGAAGCTCATCACATATTAAGTTATTCAGAATATCCAGAACTAAGATATGATATTAATAACGGCATAACACTTTGCCATTATCATCATCCTAGGAAGCGTTCGGAGGAAAAAAGATTAGTCTCTTATTTTTCTCAAATTATTAAGTAACTTATTACTACTTTGTCTAGAATAACACAGAAACCATCGGTTGCGCCTCTCAATCCTTGGACAAATCTATCAAGTGGCAATTCAAATCAGGCTTACGGTTCAAATCCGGCAAATGCTGCCGCCGCAACCTCAGGTACTGGTTTTAACGATTCCAGTTTCTCAACCTACGTAGGTCAGAAGTTCGATTCTTCTGATGGACGTGAGTTTGTTCTCATTCAGAACGGTGCTGTCGCCTTGGCTCCCGCTAAGGTTGTACAGTCTACGCCTGAAGTCACCGCTTTCCAAAAGCTAGCGATGACAGTTCCGACCACTTATCCGGCTACAGCTGGCTTATACGAGATTCTTGTTACGAACGGTTCAACTGTTCTTAACATCAATCAGTTCCAGCAAGGTTATGCTATTGTCGCTGCCGGTACAGGTATCGGACAGATGCTCAAGATAGCCTCTCACCAGCCTGCTGCAAACGCTGCAACCTTTGTTGTTAAGTTGGAAGATCCAATTCAGACGACCTTGGATGCAACCTCAAAGATTTCACTTCTCGCCAATCCTTACATTGGTAGTGTAATCGCAGTTGCTTCGGGCTCAACACAGACAGGTTCACCAATTGGTATCACGTTGTATGGTATCGCTGCCTCAACCGCTCCGACCTACAATGCTACAACTGGGGCCTTGACGGCTGCCGGTGTTGCTCAATATGGTCTAATTCAGACACATGGTCCTGCTGTCGGTACACTTACAACTGGTGGTGCTTCATTGACCGCTGGTTCAGGTTTGGGTATCTCAACAACAGCTGGTTCTCTTATCGTACAGACTTTGACAACGGCTCCTCTAATTGCATACAACATGCAAACACAGACAGACGCTCAAAGTGGTCTCGTTTACTTGAACCTCTAGTGTTCTCGCTTTGCCCTTACTATCGACAAGGGCAAGCGCGAGGTCGTTAGATACCTCGACCTAGGAATAGGTTAATAAGCTCGGAAGAGCCAAAATCATGGAGAAAAATATCTTGCCTGTAGACTTCGATGGAGTGTTTCGCTTTACAAATTGGACAGACCGTGACTTCGCAGCTAAATGGGATAGTGTCGAGTATACTTTCCCCGCTCAAAAATCAACACCAATGGTCATCGCGAACGCTACTCCTCTTGAAATACAGAGTATTAGAAAGAAGTTTGCACGAGAACTTGCTGTTCGTGAGTTCTATGCTACAGATAAGTTTAAAGGTATGGAAAATGTTCCGCCTGGAGGTTTACCTGCCCTTTATACAGACTCTGACCTAACGCCGTTCATTCAAAAATGTCTCGAGCCGTTGCCACAAGCAATAGCTAAAGTCAAAGTTCTACCACGAGATTCTGAAGAAAACTACCGTAAGAACACTAAAGGCAAGCCCATTACACGAGTACTCGCCGAAGATGAGTCACTTGTGTCTCAAGCCTCAGGTCCTGTCACTGACTAATGAAAATCTTACCTAAAAAAACTGAAATCGTCGTTTTAAAGTCCCTTGAACGTCAAAAAGAGATTGAAGAAGGAGCGAAATTGGCTCAAACAGTCGATACTTTGAGGCAAACCAAGCTCAAAGAGGAAGGAAATCTCCAGAAGTTTCGTGTTGAGTCATTAAAAACCATTCAAAAGGAAATTGACTCAAAATTATCTGAGAAAGTACTACTTGACGGACAAGTTCAAAGTCTACAAAGTCAGTTAAATGCTATTGACACGCTTATCGCAGTCAGAAATATGGAATATTCTGAGGAACTAGCTGACTTAAATGAGATTCGAGACAAACTTGACGAACGACAGCGAATTATTATTGAAAATGAAAAAGATATCCAAAAAAATCAAGAAGCTCTCAAAGTCAACGCCGAAATACTTGACTTCAACAAGAAAGAGACTGCAAAGATACTTACGGAAGTTAACGCCTTACGTGACGAAGCTCGGTTACAATTGTCTCAAATACATCAGGACCGAAATCTATTTGAGAATTCCTGTCGCCTCAAGGAAGCAGACTTACTAAGAAAAGAACACGATTTAGCCTTTGCTCAGATAGACTTTAATAACAAACTAGCAAAGTTAAAGTTAAACGAGGAAGCTTTAATGAAGGAAAAGATTCGACTACTCGATAGACAACAAACATTAGAAAGAGCCTTTAAAAGAATAAAAAAATAGAATGTCAACAATATATTATGGACAACCAGTAAATGTCGGTTCAACTAAGAATCTCGCCGCCCAGACGGCTGGTACACAGGTCAAGTCGGGCGAAGGGTCATTATATTCACTGACATTTAACAAGCCTGTCGCCACAAGCGTAATTACAATTTACGACGGCACAGATACTAATGGCACAAAAATTGCCACAATCACAACCCCAGCCAGTCCGATGCCTGTAACGTTAACTTATAACACCTATTTCACAACTGGACTATTTGTCGTTATAGCAACCGCTGACTGTGACTTAACAATAACTTATAAATAATGGCAAACGCGTCACGAGACGAAAACTCAGTAAGAACCTTAATCGCCGCCTTGGATTCCAATGGCTCGACTATTGTTCGCGTTGAAGTAGACCCAAACACACATGGGTTAAAAATCTCTGACGGTAATACGGGGACTGACTTTGGTCCTACAGATGCACTTCGCGATGAGAATGATGTTCCAACTTTATTAGCTGTTTCATCCGCTGACGGTATTACGCCTGTCGTAGTTTACGCCGACGTCGATGGTAATTTATTAGTTCAATCAACTTAACATGGCACAAGCAAAAAGAGACCAAAACTCAGTTCCGACACTACTTGGAGTTTCCAATGTAGACGGCGCGACACCAGTAGCAATCTATGCCGACCCGACAACACATCGACTACTCATAGACATGCCTGCTGGCGGTGGTATAACGTCAATAAACGCCGATGGAACAACCGCTCAGACATTGACTGTTGGAACAACTGGAACTGACTTTACGATTGTTGACGATACGGCTGGTGACCATAAGTTTAATCTCCCGACAGCATCTGGAACAAATCGCGGCGCTCTATCATCGGCTGACTGGACGACATTTAATGCGAAGCAAGCGGCTCTTGTCTCAGGAACTAATATCAAGACCGTTAACGGAACAACGCTTTTAGGTTCGGGTGACTTAGCAACACCACAAGGCACAGTAACAGCAGTCTCAGTCGCAACAGCTAATGGTGTTTCGGGTTCCTCATCAGGTGGTGCTACACCCGCTTTAACAATAGCTTTAGGTGCAATCACACCGACATCGGTCGCAGTTTCAGGCACAGCGGGTGCTGGTTATCAAACATTTGTCGGACAGTCGGCTAATCCTTCTGCCCCTGCTGCTGGTACATTACTTGTTCATTCGGCAACCGTTAATGGATTTACACGCCTTGAACAAGATAACGAAGCTACTACTAACGTAGTTTACGCACGTGACTCAGTCTTTATTGGTAAAAACACTTCAGGTGGTAACTTCACCAAAGGACAAGTAGTCTATGTGACGGGGTCAACAGGCAACGTACCGAACTTAGCTTTAGCTCGGGCTAATGCTGCCGCTACTATTCCAACAATTGGAGTCTGCCTCGATGCAATTCTTGATAATGCTTTTGGTCAGATAATGCTCATCGGTGTAATTTCAAATATCGACACCTCAGCTTTTACAACTGGTGATTTATTATACCTGTCAACATCAGTAGCGGGAGCAGTTCAAAATACTCGCCCGAGTGGAACATCAGGGGCATATGTTCAGAGAATCGGTTCTGTTCTAGTTTCAGGCGTGGGTAATGGTTCCATTCTAGTAGACATCGCACCCTTTATCGGAAATGTTGAAACTGGTACGGTTGCTACAACTTGGACAGGCAATGCGGTTGTTGCCACTACTTATAACGGAAATACTTTTACGACAGGTACAGGGACACTGACAATCGCAGCGAGTAAGACACTGACGGCTAATAATTCAATTACATTAGCAGGGACTGACTCAACTGTCATGACTTTTCCGAGTACGTCACAGACGGTAGTTGGTTTGACATCGACACAAACTTTAACTAATAAGAGAGTAACGCGACGTCTTGTTACAGTAAACGCTCCTGGAGCGACACCGACAACTAATACAGATAACGTAGATATTCAAAACTTCACCGGACTAGCGGCTGCTATCACGTCAATGTCAACTAATCTATCAGGTACGCCAGTTGATGGTGATAAGGTCGAGTTTAGATTCACAGATGACGGCACAGGGCGCGCTATTACCT